AGCCTCAACCGCACCCGTCTGCTCGTTGATAGAGAACGTCTGCTTGCCGTAATTAGCGGGGTTTTTGGCTATATCTACAAGCTTTGCCTGTGATAAGTCAAAACCGAGCTTACGGATAGGCTCTAACCTACCCGACAATGCAGATTTAAGTTTGTTTGCAGCTTCGTCGTTTGTGAGATTATAGAACGATGCAATATCGTAAGTAAGCTGCGTTAAATTCTGCGACATATACGCAGCTTTATCGCCCGTTACTCCAAAGCCTGTAATCAGCGTTTGGAATATACCCTGAGCGTTCTGCCAACCTGCTATATCTATGCCTAACGCATCCCGTACCGTTTCTCCGTACTTTGTCGCATTGTCGGCATACGCGCCCATAGAAACGCTAAACATATTCAGCGTTTTATTATAAGTAAGGGAGTTAGCAACTGAATCGCTTATAACTCCCGAAAGTTTCTTGAATAATGCAATAACGGCGGTTACTCTTACCGCCTGATGCAAGAACGAATTTGTAAGTTTGTCAGCACTTACGGACGCTTTTTCTGATGCAGTTCCCGTCTGTGTAATGCCAACGCTAACCTTCTTTGACTGTACCTTGCCAAGAGCCGTACTCAGCTTGCCAAGTGCTTCGATAAGCTTGTCAATATTTTCGGTAGAGCCTTTTGAGATTATGTCTAACTCTAATGCGTCAATCTTCTCAGATGCCATATCGTTTACCCCTTGCCAAACTTTTTGTTAAATTTAATCCTTTGAGCCTGCATATAAGCAAGCCCCTTGTCAGCAACGGCTTTTGACTTTGCGCTTTCCTCGTCCGAGTTCTCGTATATCGGGAACGGCTTATCAAGGTAAGGCTCAGGCTTCGGGTGTTTGTTGAACGGTATAAGCAACGGCGAAACCCTGCTTATTGCCTGGTAAACGTATGCGCCCATTAGCCACATTTCTTGATTCCGTTCTTCACGCTTTCTTTTGTATGCCTCGCGGTATGCAATTACAAGCGTATGATCCTCCCGATAAAACTCGTTATACGTCATTCCCATAGAGAGATATAACGGAAACGCTTTATCGAATATCTCACGGCAACTGTCGGGGGTGCGAGGAACTTCCGCCGTACCCCCGTCAGCCTCTACCGTTGAGGACGGTATCGCCGTTAGTCCACCGTCCACTCTACTGCGTTTTTTTCGTTTTCCTCGTCCATGAGAGAGATAATAGGCGCGTTGTAAAGGTCAATGAGAGCGTCAAGTAAGCCCTTATGTTTTACCTTTTCAAGAAGCGCGTCCATTTCCGCGTAGGTGAGCGTGCCGTGATTAGCAAGGAAAGCGCCTCGCCACAAGTAAGTAAGGGAAGCTATGGGCTTATCTGTGAAATTCGCAAGATTAAATCCCATGTTCTCGGTTTCAATAACCGTTTCCCTTGTGTATGCGAGCTTGTATTCCTTGCCGTCGATCTTAAATCTTAATGTCTTTTCCATAAGTAAATACCGTCCTCAAAAGTATTTGTAGTGCCTATCAGGATGCTGAGAAAGCGATCTCTGTCGTAGGGATAATTCCAACTTTCATGTCGGAAACTTCGTTTACTGCTCCGCCTGCCTTTGAAGCATAAGGATAGCCCTTGAAAGAGAACTTGCCCTTGCTTCCGTCAGGTGTGCCGTTGTCCTCGCCAAACCAAATAGCGAAGAAACCCTCTGTGCCTTCGAGTGCCTGTACTGCTGCGAAGTCGGCAGGATCGTAGTTTGCCGTGAACTCAACGCTTCCGCCTGTGTCCTTGATGCCGGGAATGTAAACCCTCATAGGATCAGAAAGAGTGGTAGCGTCGAGGTTTTCAGGCGGCTCGATCATGTCAGGGTAGTCCTTAATGTCGAGAAGCTTTGAATAGGTTGTACCGTCTGCTGAGTGCATAAGGTAAGAACCGTAAGTATTGATTGCCATTTCTTGTTACCTCCTGGTATAAATTGTTCCGTTACTGTCGATAGTGGCAACGAAAGTAGCGGTAAGTCTGTAAATTGAAGCATTGTTCATGTTGCTTGCAGGTCTGCAAGAAACTTGATGAAAGTTTAACGGGAAAAGCGTGTCGAATACTATCTGCATAATATCCTCAGCTTCCGTCTTTTTGCCGTCAGCTTTGTTGGAAAAAACATCAACGGTAACGGTAATATCTCTGAACTTGTCCTGTTTAGAACTATCCCTTGTATCGTACCTTGTTCCGTCGTCAGACAGTACCAAAGCAACGCAAGGGAACTGTGAAGGTGCGTAGGTAAAAGAGTTAGTAAAACGGCAAGTAGGATAGCTTGCGAGTACCGCATTTGCCACCACTGTATAAATCTCTCTGAATCTGACAAATAAGTTCATACAAATACCTGCCTTACTATTGTCGGTATCTCCGGCTTTATCGCCTGTATTGCGTTGTAGATAGGCATATAGGCGGGTGTACCGTAAGATTTAAGATTGTGTGCAAAAAACCAATATTCTTTTAAGCCGTTTGCACCGTAGCTTCCCGGTGCGGTATCAAACTGCACCGCTTCGCCTAACGGGTTGGTGCGTCCGTTGTTGTGGTAAACGCCTGCACCAAACTCAACAAACACTATTTCTTCTCCGGCGATATACACTCGATTACCCCTTGCCTCAACTCCCAATATTGGGAATGTTGGCTTCGGACTTTGTGTTCCCACATCGTAAACATCGTCGCTATAAGGTATTGCTAAAAGATTTTCGCTTATCTTGTCCGCAAGCATCGCTGCAACCGTTTCGCAACAAAGATTAACCTTTCTCTGCCACTCTGCTTTGACAGTTCGCAGTTCCTTGATAGCGTTTTCTACCGAAGTCTCATCTGCTATGTCAATACGAATGGTTTTCACGAAACATCAACCTTTCTTATAGCTACGCTAACGAAGTTAAGGGAATTAGCAACCTTTACAACGATGTAGTTATAAGGTGTTATCACGTTCCCTGCCTCGTCTTTTGCCAGGTGTCCCTCAGCGTCAAGTGCAACCTCTGTGTCTATCCAAAGAACCGAACCTACTTCAAGGAAGTTTTCGCCCTGATTAAGAGTGATTACCTTGTCGTAAATCTCGTTCATCCCGAATAACTGTGTTTGCGCTTCTCCGTTTGCGGGTGTTATTACGCCTTCATGCTTGACGGGATCAGAATAGATATGCTTATTCTCGACGTAGTTTCCGTCAGCGTCCTGCGCCATTTCAACGGTTACTAAGCCGGCATAGTAGAATATCTGTCTGTTCCTTGTCATGCTGCGCATTAAAAGCCACCTGCCTTTGCCGTTATCCTTGCTTTAAGAGTAACGGGAATATCCGATGCCTCAAAATGACGGTGTGTTCCGCCTTCAACGTGGATAGTTTCGCCTTCTGCGCCTCGCTTGTTCAGCATATAAACCGCTATTTCTATCTGTTCGTATTCGTACTTTTCGGGCATAGTTTCCGAGCCGTCCCCGAACGGATAGGCGATGTTTATTACCGCCTTTTCTGCGGCTTCAAGGTAGGCGTTAGCGATAGCATCCGAAGTAGTATCGCCACTATCAAGCATCTGTCTTAATATTGCCAACTTCTGTTCGTTTGTCATATCGCTAACCCTTTCCTTTTGTTACTTTTCCTCTGCGTCAGCCTTTTTGGTTGACTTCTTCTTCTCGTCTGACTTCTTTTCGTCAGGCTTTGCTACGGGGTAAACATCACTTGCTTTTGTTATGTTCTTGCCATAGCTTTCGTGTTTGCGAAGTAACATACCCATAAGCCACCTCTATCACTTAACAACGATCTTGATAGCCTTTGAAGCATCATAGAGATACGGTGCGAAGTGCTTGTCAGCCGTGATAACTGTTGACTTGTTGATAATATCTCTGTCAGACTCAACAAGAGTATTACGCTTCATAAAGAGGCGAAGTGCGCCGGGCTTAACGATGTAAGCGTTCTCCTTGCTTGAAGCCTCTTTGAGCTTGTTGGAAATGATTACCTGACAACCCTGTACCATACCGACAACGCCCTTGAGAGCAATATCAGCAGAAATATCGGAAGCAGGAAGCCAACCGTTAGACTTACGAAGCAGTGTGTACTGCTTAGGTGAAACGAGAAGTGCCTTTACACCGCCCTCGTCAATATCTTCGCCAAAGAGTTCGAGCGCATCTGCAATATCTGCAAAAGCGAGTGTTCCTGCCGTAGCTGCGGTAAATACCATAGGCGAAGTAATAGCTGCAAGAACATTGATGAACTCGTTATCAACCTGAGAAGCGATAGAAAGCGAAAGCTGCTTTACTGCTTCACCGATAGGATCGCCAAGTCCGCTGAGGATGGCTTCATCGGTGATTTGGATTCCGTTCCCCACCTTGTGTATTGTAGCGGTAGCAGGAGTAGCCGTAAGCTGACTGATTGGAATGTCTGCACCCTCGGCAACAGTTGTGGCATCACCGATGTAGTTGAAAGACGGCACGGTGATAGTGTTGCCAGGTCTGCCCTGGAGTGTTGCGTCGATTGTAGCAAGAGGCGCGAAACGCATAAGGTTTACGAGCTTCTTGTCGATAAGGTCCGCCATAACCTGCGGATTGATAAGGTTGGCTAACAGTGTAGCATTGGGATCAAGTGGCATAATTTTGTTTCTCCTTTACGTGTTATTTTGATAGTTCGTTATAAAGGTCAGGATTGTCGTTATATAACTTTACTCTTTCGGCGTAAGTCATTTCGTCAAACTGAGCCTTTGTAACCGTTTTGTTTCCGTCCGTCTGTTTTCCTGCGGGCGGTGTTGTTGAAGCCATAGCTTCGCCT